TTGTTAAGTTCTCTAGCCCTGTACCCAAAGAAGTCACAGAAGAGGAACTGTTTCCAGCGATAGTGATATCCTTATGCGTGGCATACGCACCAGGGTCATCTAAAGTTGTTGTTATATTAACTAATGTGCCGGAAGAACTATAGACCTTAAAACGTAACGTATCCCCTGGTGTTGTGGGGTCTACTGTTTTTGCTTCTATAGCGATATTATAAGATTCTTTTTTACTAAAGATAAAAGGGACAAGCCCAACATAGCTAGTGTCTGCTACGGGAGAAAGATCGGCAACATAGCGAGAACCCATTCTCCTCGAAACACCGCCTTGCCTAAACGTAATGAAATTCTCTAAGGTACTGACGCCTTTAGCATACTCTTCCAGGTCAGTTCTTCCATCGAGTCTTGGATGAAGCTCACCGCTAGTAAAGCTATTTTGTACGTACCTATATTTCATAATCTGGCCTCAAGGAAACTGTCGTCAATTAAATCTGGGGGAGTTCCTTCTTGAGCATCAATGCTTCTAGCTAGTGCCAGGTGTCTACTATACTCACCTAGAAGATTCTGGGATAAAGTAGATGACTGGACTAAACTATAAGCGAGGTCTACTGCTAACCTTAATGCTAACCCTTCAATAAAAATACTATCGAACTCAGCAGGGGCTGTGATCCTTTTAAGATATCTAGCTTTTATTGTTGCACTATCACTGAGAATCTTATTCCCCTCTTGCTTCCACTCTATAGTATTATCATGCAAAGATAATATCCTTAAGCAATCGGAAGGAATAGCATACTCATAATTATAGCCAAACGAAGGAGTTGTTGTGAGCTGAGAGAACTCAGCACGAGTAATCGCAAAGTTCCAAGGATGGCTTCTAAGAACCTCATCTCTAACTTTACTATACTGTTCATTACAAAGCTGAGCACGTCTATTAGTCTCTGTCATAGAATTAATTCTATCTGCACCTATTTTAATAAGCGCACTATTGCATATAGACGTTTCAGTAGTCGTTAAAGACATAGCACACCCTTAAAAAAAGAAAGGGGCCGAAGCCCCCTACCATTATTCAATTACATAAAGCATAGTTATTTCAATGGCACCTGCGACACTACCAGTACCACCAGCAGTATTGACGATCTGAAGTTGCTCTTCAGAGGCAAACTTCTTTCCCATACCTGGCATAGCAGCTTCAACACCGCTAATGCTTTTACACCCACCACCATTAGTAGCGAGTTCATTGAAAAAACCGTCTGGATCACCAGACCACCCGATATCACACCGAGCAGTTGTTGAAGAATCAAGATCAGCAAATTTTACAATAACATCAAGAACTCTTGCACCTTTAGGAATCTTCTGAAGGTACAAAGTATCTGATGCTAAACTCGCAGCAAATGTATAATTATCATAAGCTACTCTTACTCTACCTGATTGCTCCCCAGCAGGAATCTTTTCCTCGGGAACATTTTGTAAATAGGTAGCATTTACACCATATAAACTAGCCATTATTTCCCCCTATTATTCTTTACAAAGAACTTCTACAACTTTGTTTTCTTCCATTCTGGTCGCCCCGATACCCATACAAGCATAAACTTGTGTGCTGTATGACTTATCAGCTCTCTCAGAGATTTTTCCATTAACATCTTTAGCTGTAGCTAGGAGAAGACCATCTTGTGCCCAGGCGATACATCGTCTTGCACCAGTATCAAGAGTTTGTAATCCAGACCCGTGAGATCCGTCAGCATTATTGTAAGCCGGAGTAGCAGCTAATGTAGCTAGCCTCTCAGTTCTAACAAATTTAAAACCAAGGAAAGTATCGATTTCACCTTGAACCAAAGCTTTAACAGTGTTGTAATCAGCACTCTGAATAGCAGTCTCACCTAAGAGACTGTTAAGCTGAGAAGATCCAATTGCGATGTATCTAGGAATAGACTCATCAACATCATTGGCATCAAATCTTTGCTTAACTTTTCTAAGAGTCTGGATGTTAAGGTTGTTACCTGTAGTAGACGTACCATCAAAAGCTACAACTTTATTGGCAGAAGCTAGAGTAACTGTAGAAGAACCTTCTTCCCCACCGTAAGCATTACCAAGAGCATTTTCAATAATGACGTCATCTTTAGATCTGCCTAAAGCAAAAACTGCTGATTGAGCATAATCTGAAGCTGGATCGATAAGCATTCTCAGCTTATCAGCATCGTCTATTAAATCGGCCCATTCATAATCCACAAGTGTGACTCTACGTCTGCTATGTGGGGTATCAATTTGGGGAGTGTCGGCATGTCGAGAAGTTCTCTTGACGGCAGTGACTGCTCCAATTCTATCATAAAAAGCAGACTTTCCTCTTTGACTCTCATTTCTGACGAGTGAAGCAAGTCTTGATCCTTTTTGCTGAGAAAGATGAAAAACGTTTGCACTAAATTGTTTTACAAACGCTGTAGTAATTTCAGAACTCATAACTATCTCCATTACTATACGTTAATCTTAAATTTTAATTATGGTGAATTGCCCCGAAATTACAGGATTCGAATTAGACACTCAAAAGGTGAGGTCTTTTCAGATTGTCTCGTGTCTATTTTCTATAATAATGGGGAGATGGACTAGCGTCAACCTATATGCTGATACAATTTCTGCATCTCGTTAACAGCATTTCCGTGATTTGGATTGTGTTTGTCATGATAAGGATGATTTTTATCGGCCATAATAGAATTAATTTGTAACTGAGCGTCTTGAGGAGAAAAACCTAATTTGGCCTGACCACCATCTGTAAAAGAATCTTCTGTTAAAGATGCCCCCATTTTACTGAACGTTTTTATCAAGCTTGGATTATTCCCTAATCCTGTCTCATCCAAAAACGCCTTGAGGTTCTCATCACCATAATGAAGAACTGCTTCTTTCGCTGCCTTCATTTTAGAATCATAAGCAGATCCCCATTCGGCCTTTAGACCATCAACGGACTTTTGCTCATTCATCTTTCTATCGTTTGTATATTTATCTACCATTTCGGTATTCGTTTTATTATACCAATCAAATAACTTCTGAGCTTGTTTAGGCAGTATACCAGCATCATGAGCAGCGCCCTTAAAATTACCAAAAAACTCTTTATCAACATCGCCATCTTCTTTGAAAGATAACTCATAGTCGTCAACCTTTTCCGGTAACCCCAACTTAGTAAACACATCTTGCCACTCATTATCTTCCGCATACTTATTTGGAACAATGATCTTATCAGACCCGATCATTTTCTGAGCATTGACGTAAGACTTAGCTAGATTGTCCACTGTCTGTATGGCCTGCATACTCGGATCAGACTTAACATCTTCAGGTAAAGCATCTTTCCAATTGGCTTCACTATCAGTAACAGTCTCATCAGAATTCGTCAGTGTACTCTCTGTCATACTCGAAACCTTCCTTTATCTGATCCATCAATTGCTTTTCATTAGTCTCTAAAATAGACATGATCCTAAGAGCGCAGTTCCTACTGCCTTCTCTTAAGATTGTCTCATATTCATTCGTTATACAAAATGTTGTATCCAGGACAAAGCTACTTCTCATAATATCCCAGAGAACTCTCTGTCCTGCATCTGATCCGAATATCATTTTGTAATCGGCAGTAATATCCAACTTTTTCGTAGAACTTTTCTTCTTGACCATCAAGCACCCTGTTGCATAAGCGGAGCAGCTTTATTAGCTATCTCAGCGGCCTGTTGCGCTTGTGCCATCTGCTGCTGTTGCTGTTGTTGTTCCTGGCGTTCTACACGAGTCTGAACAACATCGTCAAACGGTCTAAGCATTTGTTCAGGGAGACCATACGCTTTAGAAACATACCTTAAGGCCTGATCACCGTTAACGTTATCCATGATCTCAGGTTGTATCTGAACCATCGGACCGATAACATTCATAACCTTAATAAGAGTATCTGCATCAGCACTCTTCTGGGCCTTAGCAATCTTAGAACTGTACTGAACTTGAAGAGTTCTATCTTGTAATAGCTCAGGCGTTTCATCAAACATCTTTTTCCTAAACATAATCGCAAACAATCTATTGATCAAAGGCTTAAGAAGTTCATAGTGCTGACGACCTAAGATAGGACCAAGAAGTCTGAGCTTCTCTTCCGTCCTCTGCGCCACTTCCGTAGCGGTCATCTGGGGCCCTGTATTGAGCTGCAACTGATCTATAAAGAACGCTTGTCTAATTCTAACATTAATATGTTCCATAAACTGAACACCGAAGTCTACACGACTCCCCGTATTCAGTGGCTTCACTTCCTGGGCGCCCGGTCTATAGAAGTTAATACTCCCAGGAGCTGTCTTGAACGGCATCATATACCCGTCATCCGGCATAAGTATCGGTGGGTCCACTACTTTCTGAGCTGACCGAATCGTTGTCTTTGCTACAACATTCGTCATCTTAATGTCAGCTAGGGCCTTCATCCCTGGACTACGTCCATAGACTTCACCTGCTATCTTCGTCCACCTAGGTACCACATAAGGAAACTCCTTAAATCCACCCGTCTTTAAATAAATCTTTCTCTCTTTCAATATATAAAGACTCTTATACTTAAAGCCTTTACTGGCGTACTCATCACCTTCTTCCACGGGTTCTACTATGTGTAGAATCTCATGCTTCTGACTATCGTTACTAGTTAAAAAACTATCCAACTGAGAGTCAAAATTATCCGTCCCAAACGCATCTGCTATCTGCATTACGTCTAACTTGAAACTTCTATAAATAGTGGTGACCGTCCCCTGGGCATTCTCCCGGAGGTACGCTTCATATATAGGCCGTGTCTGAAACCGCACAACCTCTTCATCATCTTCCTCGATACGCATAAGGGCCGTACCAAAACATCCTAAATCCAAATACATCTCATGGATATTGGTATGAAAGTTAGATGCATTCAATACGTTATGCATTTGCTTGACTGTATTCTGCAACCAAAGCCTAACTTCATCATCCTGATCTATCTGCTCATCACCTGTCGATAGTTCAAACCAAGTGGTAGCAGGGTTCGTAAGCATTCCATGAAGGGCAGAAGCTAAGAGTTCATTAGAATGTATGGCCGTTGTCTCATACACTTTAGAATATTTCTTCTGTCCTGACGACAATGTCTGATAAACATCATCTTTCCGAGGCACTATAAACTGAGCACACTCTTCCCAGTGACTATCCCAGTTCGTTCTTTCACTCTTCAATGCTTCATACTTTCTTATATACTCTGTTGCCATCTAATATTTCCTTGTCAACATGGACTGCTTCCTCGCACCAGGACGCAACCTTCCCCTCGTCACTTCCCCCATACGGGCAGTCGACTTCTGGTAAAGTCCTTCTATCTTCTTCTTCTCAGCTACACCCATAGAAGCCGCTGATGCACCAGCATCTCCGTAACCTTTAGACGCTGTCGCTTTAGGCTTGGCCTCGTCTAGTTCCGCCTGAGTCATTGTTGTTAACTGACTCCCCAATTTAGAAAACGCTTCTATATCAGAAGCTTTATATTTATGCGCCCATGAGGCCGTCGCTTATTTAGCTTCAT